GTCAACCGCGAGAACACGCGGTACACGACCGAAGGGGGCTGGTACGAGTGCGAAAAGGTTCGCTTCCGCCAGGGCAACCCTGAAGTCATCGGCGGCTGGGAGCCAATTTCGTTGTCCTTGTTTCTCGGCACGTGCCGGTCGTTGTGGAACTGGGTCACCCTGGCCAATCAGAACTTAGTCAGCGTCGGTACCAACCTGAAGTTCTACATTGAACGCGGAGGCGGTTACTTTGACATCACGCCGCTGCGCGTCACCACCACTCTCCCAGCCGACCCCTTCACAGGCGATGGGACAACCACGGTCACGGTCAACGCCCCTACCAACGGCGCTTTGACTGGCGACTTTGTCACCTTTAGTGGGGTCACAGGAACCTACGCTTCGCTGCTCAACGGCGAGTTTCAGATTTCCAACGCCACTACAAATGCGTACACCATCACCGTGGCTTCGGCTATTCCGGCAGGGACTACGGGGGGTGCGGCGGTTTCTGCTGCGTATCAGATCAACACCGGCCCTGAGTTTTCCATCCCGCTTAGCGGCTGGGGCGCAGGCGGCTGGAGTTCTGGCGCATGGGGTGTGGGCGGCACAACCACCACAGCACTTCGTATTTGGAGCCAGGGCAACTGGGGTGAAGACTTAGTTTTTGGCCCGCGCAACGGTGGCATTTACTACTGGGACGCTACGACGGGCCTCAGTGTTCGAGGGTTCAATCTGGCTACGGCAGTCGGTGCGTCTGACGTGCCGACGGTGCAAAACTACATCTTCATTTCCGACATCAATCGCTTCCTGTTTGCCTTTGGCTGCAACGATTATGGGGGTTCAGTCCAAGACCCGATGCTGATCCGTTGGTCAGACCAGGAAGACGCCTACAACTGGACCCCTGCAGCCACCAACCAAGCAGGCAGTCTGCGGCTGTCGCACGGCTCAGAGATCGTTACGGCAATCCAGGCCCGTCAAGAAATTGTGGTTTTTACCGACTCATCCTTGTACTCGTTGCAGTACCTGGGAGCTCCGTTAGTTTGGGGCGCTCAGCTTCTGGGGGACAACATCTCCATCGTGGGGCAGAACGCTGCGGCGATTGCTTCGGGCGTGGTGTACTGGATGGGTGTAGACAAGTTCTACGCCTACGATGGTCGGGTGCAAACGCTCCCCTGCGACCTGCGTCGGTACGTGTTCAGCGACTTCAACCAGTCGCAGTCGCAGCAAGTTTTTGCGGGCACCAACGAGGGTTTCAATGAGGTCTGGTGGTTCTACTGCTCGGCCAATTCCAACGTTATCGACAAGTACGTCGTCTACAACTACCTTGAGCGCATCTGGTACTACGGAACACTGGGACGCACGGCGTGGCTTGACTCTGGCCTGCGCGACTTCCCCATCGCCGCTACTTACAGCAACACGCTCGTTAACCACGAGTCTGGCTTGAACGACAACGTAAACGGTACTGCGTCCGCAATCAACGCCTACATTTCGTCGTCTGAGTTCGACATCGGTGATGGGCACAACTTCGGGTTTGTATGGCGCGTGCTGCCGGACCTGACTTTTCAAAACTCAACGGCAACGTCGCCTACAGTGACGATGACGCTTTATGGGCTGTACAACTCGGGCTCTGGCGTTATCGACAGCTCGGGCAAGCCTGTGGTCAAGGGCAATACGTACGTCATTACCGAGGAGTTTACGGGTCAGATTTACACCCGTGTGCGCGGCCGGCAGATGATCTTCAAGATCGACTCCAACCAACTTGGCACGACGTGGCAGCTCGGCGCACCGCGAATTGACATTCGCCCTGATGGGAGGAGATGACTTCCCATCCGAACACATGGTGATACAATGAAGGCTCACTTAAGGGGCCTTTATGAAACTCATAGACAGAACTGGGCAGGTATTTGGAAAGTTGACCGTAATTGAGCAGGCCGGACGTGACAAGCTAAAAAAGGTGCTGTGGCGTTGTCGCTGTGAATGCGGAAACGAAACAGCGGTGGTTTCAGGAAGTTTGGTGACCGGCAATACGACCTCTTGCGGCTGCATCGTTCCAAACCTCAAACATGGCGGCACTGGCAAAGGCTCTTACAACACATGGCGAGCAATGATTAGGCGATGCACCGTACCAACTGACAAAGACTACCCGCGCTACGGCGGAAAGGGGGTTACTGTCTGCCCGGGGTGGATGGAGTACGCCAAGTTTGTTGCGGACATGGGAGAGCCAGAGGGTGACGAAACACTTGACCGCATCAATGTCTATGGCAACTACGAGCCCGGCAACTGTCGATGGGCCGGTGTTCAAACGCAGAACAGAAATACCCGCTTGCGTGTTAACAGCACAACTGGGTACATTGGCGTGTCGGCGGTTGGGAAAAGATTTTTGGCGAAGATAACGGTCGGCAAGAAGTCCTACTACTCAAAGTTGTGCGATACCGTGGAAGAAGCAGCCGCCGCCCGCAAAGAACTTGAGCGCACGCACTGGGGTGTTGGATGAGCTTCCTAATTGAAGATGCAGTCGTCCCTGCGCCCCCCAACCTGCCGCTGGCCCCACAGGACTACGAGTCGCGTTACCACGAGCAGCTTAACAACGTCCTGCGCCTGTACTTCAACCGCCTGGATGCCTTACTGAGGGCCATCGTGACGACGCCATCCCCAATTCCTATTTCCATCGGCGGCACCAATACGGATGCCTTTGGGCGGCTGCGGGTCAGTCAGCCCTACACGCTCTTTGATAGCCAGAACCGCTACGCCGCAGACAACCAGTTTGACGTTTCAACGACCGGCACGGGCACAACATCCTTCCTGTCCAACGAAGCGGCAGTCAAGATGGAAGTCACCGGGGCAGGTGTTGGCTCCGTCCTGCGGCAGTCCTATCGCTCCTTCCCGTATCAGCCGGGTAAGGGTTTGTTGGTGCTTGCCACCTTCGTGATGGACAGCAGCATGAGCCTGAACCTCACTCAGCGTGTGGGGTACTACAACGACCAGAACGGTGTGTTCTTCCAACGTGTGGACGGTACGTATTCGTTTGTCCTGCGCTCCTACGTCACCGGTTCTGTCTCCAATGTTCGGACAGTCAATCAAGCCGACTGGAACGGCGACAAGTTGGATGGCACCGGGGACTCTGGTTACACGCTTGACCCGTCCAAGGCGCAGATTCTGTGGATGGACTTTGAGTGGCTTGGCGTCGGCTCAGTCCGGTGCGGCTTCATCATCAACGGTCAGTACATCGTCTGCCATACGTTTAACAACGCCAACGAGATCACCAACGTCTACATGACCACGGCAATCCTGCCGGTGCGATATGAGATTGTGACCACCACGGCTGCGGTGGCGGCTTCGATGAAGGCCATCTGCTGCTCGGTTATCTCCGAGGGCGGGTTTGAGCAGACATCCATCGACCATGTGGCGCGACGCACCACAGTCCTGGGCACCATCGGGACGACCTTCCTGCCCGTCGTTTCGATCCGGCTTGCGTCTACTCGACTTGGCGCGGTGGTGCTGCCCAACCGAGTGCAGGTTCTGCCCACAACCAGCCAGAACTACGAGGTGGCGCTGATCAAGAACCCCACCCTGACCGGGGCATCGTGGACGGCGGTGCCGACTGATTCCAATGTGGAGTTTGATGTAGCGGCCACAGCCACCACGGGGGGCTCCATAGTGCAAACGGACTATGTGACCTCTTCTGGCTCAGGCGGGACACAGGGTCTTAGCGCGGCCACAGGGTACAACTTTGACTTGCAGTTGGGCGCAACAATTGCCGGAGTCAGTGACATCTACACCGTCGCTGTTAGAACTGTGTCCGGCGCAACCACAGGCGACGTGGTCGGGTCGCTTTCCTTCTACGACCTGACCCAATAAAATGACCTCAACCTTTTTCCCGGGATAAATCATGGCCACTGCTCAACAAGGGATCATGGCTTTGCCAGAAATGAGCCAACAAGCAGCCCCCGCGGCCGTCAGCCCCGAGCAGATGGCCGTTTTTGATCAAATGCGGCAAAACATCTCCCCCAAGGAGATGTCCGACGAGCTTTTGGGAGCAGCGGCGCAAGTTGATCCCCAGGCGGTTGCGGAGTTTAAGGCCGAGCTGGATGCACTGGACGTGCCGCCGGAGATCCTGGATCTGTTGGACCAGTTGATCGATGAGATCCTGGCCAATCCCGAGAACTACGAGGCCATCAAGGAAAAGTACCGCGCTCAGGGTATCCCCGAGGACATGCTGCCGGAGGAGTTCGATGCGGAGCTGTTTGGCGCGCTAAACATTGCTCTGGAGCAGCTTCGTGGCGAGCCTGCGGGCCCCCAGGCCTTTGCCAAGGGCGGCATTGCTGAACTCAGCCCGGTTGCCAAGGCTTTGGCTTCTTACGGCCGCAACGGCGACACCATGCTGGCGCACATCACGCCGGCGGAAGCCCGCATGCTGAAGAAGCGCGGCGGCTCGGGGACCATCAACCCCGTTACCGGTCTGCCTGAGTTTGCCAACATCTTTAGCAAGATTGGCAAGGCCGTCAAAAAATTCGCTGGCAGTACGGTGGGCAAGTTGATCATCGGCACGGCGCTGTTCATGGTGGCGGGCCCCGCGGCTGCTCAGCTCCTGACCATCTCTTCCCCGATGGCAGTTGCTGGGGTCAGCGGTTTTGTCGCTGGAGCGGGAACCACCCTGCTTGCTGGCGGTAATTTGCGCGATGCTTTGAAGGCGGGCGCCATTGGCGGCATTACCGCAGGCGCCATGCAAGGTCTTACCGGCATGGGTCCGAAGCCTTTGGGGGGAGCCGAATCTGCTGCTGGGACAGCAGGCACCGCGGGAGCCGGAACCGCGGGAACGACGCCTCTATCGTCCCTACCGCTTTCGGAACCTCTGCCGACCCTTCCGGGGGCACCGGCTGCGCCAACCCTTCCGGGGGCATCGGCTGCGCCGACGACCCCACTCTCGATTAGCGATCCGCTTGCCGGGGCCCGGTTTGCTCCCACCTCCGCCCCCGTAGTTTCGGTGGCACCCCCTGCTACAGCTCCATTTGAGCTTTCGGGGCGACTTGACTTGGGCCCAGGGACCCGTCCGTCAACGGCCGCGTTTCCCACAGTTTCCGTGGTGCCGCCCCCTGCTACGGCCCCAGCAAACACTGCAATGACTGGGGGCACGGCTGCGCAGCAGGCCGCCGCGGCAAAGAGCCCAGTTCCCACGGTTGGTCAATCCGTCAAGACAATCGGAGAAGGTCTGGGCCTTGGTCAGGGGCCCGCGAGCTGGGAGACGTTCAAGCAAGGTGTTTCTGATCTGTTTGTGCCCCAGGGCGCTAGCCAGGAGGTCATTGACGCTCGTGTCAATGATTTGATGGCCAAGAACCCGCGGATCCCTTATGCGGATGCACTAAAACGGGTGACCTCGGAGTTGACCCCGGGAGCCCTGCGCTCTTACGGCCCCATGGCCGCTGCGGGCCTTGGCATCATGGGCTTGGCCGGGGGCTT